ATCTCCTAATTCACCAAAATAAACTTGGCTATCTTTTAATTCAAATGCTTGAGGATCAAAATCTGCGTATCTGTTTGCTACTGTTTGATATCGACTATCGCCATATGTGTCTTTTGCACCTTCATACATTCTATCATAAACATCACCTTTATAAAGGTTTCCTGGATTTACAACTCCCTCAAGAGCAGCACCTGCAACATTAGCACCACCAGCTAATGCTATTTGTCCTATAGCTTCACCCCAAGTTGGTGCTTCTGGGTTTTGATCAGCATATTCTTCATATTGTCTTTGATATTCTTGATCCTCTTTTCTATTAGGATCATATGTTCTTTCTCCAGTTTTTACTTGCTGAACCCATTGGAACATAGGTATGCCACCTTTTATCCCATAAACATTTTGCAAATCTTCTCTACGAATATCTGGAGCAAATGATTTATTTTGAAAAACATTATAAATAGTTGGCTTATCTAAGTCACTATCTAAATTAAGGACATCTCCAAGTGCACCAATAGGTTCTGCCATAACTCTCTCCTTATGTTATTTCTAAATAACTTGCTACAACATGAAGTCTATCTGCTGTTGCTGCAGTTACTTTTAATATTTCTGTTTCGCCTACTACTAAAGGTTGTGTCAATAATTCGTTTGTACTATTCGCAGTTATAGCTTTAATTTTGTATATACTAAACACATCTGACCCATTTGTTAAGGTTAAAGTTATAGTATCACCACTTCCAGAGTCATTAGACACTAAAATTGATCTAAATATTGCAGTCGTAGCAGATTCAGCAGTATACAATGTTGTTACATCTGTTGTTGTTAAATCTAATTTTGCATTTTTAAAGTTATTAGCCATTAAACCAACTCACTGCTTCTGATACTTCTTGTGTTGTTATGCTTGATGTGTTTTGTGCAAGATTTGAGTTTCTTGATTGTAATTCTATAGATGAAATTAAGGTATTTGCCCATTGTGTTGAATAAGTGTTAGTTGGTGTAGGCATCCTAATAACTATACCTGATGGTGCTCCTTGTGTCATCTTAATCCATCCTGTCTTACGTTAATTCTAAAATCACCTAATTGCCAATCATCAGTAGTTCCATTACTTGCAATTTTCATAGTCATTTGTCTTGCTTTTGCTCTTGTGCTAATTTTTTGAGTTTGATTTGTTACTGTAAATGTACCTTTGTCTATATCTGGTGCATTTGGGTATTTTCTTGTTTTTAAAGTTATTGCTAAACTAGTATCATCAGATGCAGTAAGATCAGGTATAATTTTATCTATTAAATATGTATTATCGCCACCTTGTGAAATTTCCATTGCAGAACTTTCTACAAAACTATCCATAACAGAGCCATTGTCACTTGTTCCAGTTTCGTGATTATATAATATACCATTCTCATCAAATGCAAAGGGCACATTTCTAACACCAAAAGCATCAGACCAAACAGTTCTATCCAATATTCCTATTGACCATGCTAAATCTTGATAATTAAATACAACGTAACTATCAGGTTCTGGATTAACAGTTCCAGCAGTATTATCATTGCTTACATAAAACCAAATGACTTCATTAAATGACTTGTTATGTCCTACAACTGTTTTTTCTATGTAATCTGTTTGCATACGATCAAATACAAAATGTTGTATAGGGCATGGTATTTCCTTAACACTTCCATCGTATAAAAAGAAATTTGATTTGCCCATCCAATAAACTCTATTGTCTACTGAAAGTAATACGTTTTTACCTGCAGCACCACAATTAGTAGCAAGTAATCTAAAAGAAAATACAAAAGGCGGACCAATAAATGACATACCATAAACAGCTTCATCTGTTGCTATAAATGTTTCGTCTTTTGAACTTACAGCACCTACTATTTTTGTGCCTACTTCTAATCTTTGATCACCAGCAGTATTTGTAGCTGTAGGTTGCCATATAGTAAAATCTTCTTGTGTTGACCATCTAACTTGCATTGGATCAATATTACCACTTGAAGATATAGGGTCTGCTCCTAGTGATAATAAATGTCTATCTGGAAATGATATTATAGATACATTTGTTGTCGTTGGAACACTAGTAGCTTCTGCCAATCCACTAACAAGAACAGCTCTACCTGCACTTGAAGTATCGTAATAATAAATAGCACCACCTCTTACAGTTGCTAATAAATCTTCACCCCATAATACTAATGACCATTGTGAGTTTGTAAGTTTAACATCACTTGAACCAATTGATCTAGGAGTTCCCCATGTGCTTGCACCCCAAGAACTAGTTCCCCATCCTAGTGCAGGATCACCACTTTGTTGACCTAATCCTGCTGCAATACCTATTAAATAAGATATATCAATAGTTGTACCACCACCCGCTGCAACTGTACTTGTTGCTGGAGTTGGTACAGTTATACTGTATGTATCAGTTGTTAATACTGTTATTTGATAACCTTCACTACGATTAAGATTGACATCAGTTACCCCACCTACTGTTGTAGCAGAATTAATAACAACAAAATCATTAGTAAATGCTCCATGACCAGCATCAGTTACAACTATTGTTGTACTTTCATCTGTTGTTTTTAATGGGTTAGTTAAATTTAATGTTGTTTTTCTAAGTGGCGTAATATCATATAGTGCATTATTTTCTAATATATAAAGATGATTGTGTGTGCCTATTGCAATCCTATCTTCACCATCTGTTATAGCTCTCCAAGAAACCATATTTCTTGCAATGCCTTGAATAGTGGTTTCTGTTGTTGTTATATTCCCTGCTGCATCAACTCTTGTATAAGTATCTTTAAGCCAACCACCTATTTTTTCTGCGTAACCATTATTAAATCTTATTAAGTTCCCATCAATCCAATACGGCCCATTTTTGCCAGCAGAATATTGTGTAATATCTTTAACAATTCCAGGTTTGATTTGCATTAATTGTAATGGCATTAAGCTACATTCCTCATTCTCTCACAAAGTCTTTCTGCTCGATTTGGAACTTGCTTTGCCCATTTAGAATGTTCCATTTGGATTCCAGCTTCTATCCAGTTCTCATCATCTACTGCAGCCTTCATAAGTTTAAATTTAGTCAATCTTGTTCGACCAAGATTAAACATCATATTTGCTATAATTAATTGTGCTTCATCTGGTAAATTGTAAAAATTATCATATAATATTGTGCAATCTTCAATAACCTTTTCTATGTCTTCTAAGAAGCACTCATCAACCCTATCTTTAGAAACCTCTGCACCTACGTCTAAATTGTTTTCTAAGTCTGTAGCAACGCATAAATGCCCTATACCAAATGTTTTATAACCCAGATGATCTAAATATATTTCGTACTTACAACCTTCGTCTTCTATAAGTTGTTGTTTTAATATTTCGATGTCCATTTATTTACCTTGTTTTCTTTTTATACATTGTACATGACGATAATAAAAATAATTACCAATCTTATTGAAAAATTTAGATAAACGCAACCAATTCCACATTATTTAACCTCTTGTTTTTTTTTGTGACAATTACAATTACATTCTTTATCACACTCATAAGCTTTGCAAGTTTCACACATTATTTTGTTAATCCTTTGTACTTCTCAAAACTTCGTAATCCGCCCAATCCCAGCATCCCCATCAAAACAGTCATAAGTGAACCCATGTCAAAACTTGGCAATTCTGGTATAGTTACACCTAGATAAGCACATAAGAATATTGTTACAGGAGCTAAGACAAAATGCCAACATAAAGCAATTCCACATGTCCAACCAATAAAGGGTCTCCAGCCAGCTACGAATATAGATTTGTGAGTGGCTTCTGCCTTGTTTATTTCTATTTGACCTTTGGCTAATTCTGCTGCATGATTTTCTGCCATTGTTGCCACCTCATGTGCCAACTTATTCTTCATATCTTTATCTTCTATAAACTTTCCAAGAAGATTAGAAACTGGACCTATTAGAGCTGTTAACAAAATATTCTCCTTAATAAACTTTAACTTTATTTGTATCTACACTTGGTATTAATTTACACATACATTGGTAAATTTGTTCTTTTTCGCCTTTAAATATGGTTTGATTGTGCAATCTATTCTTATAAGACAAACAATCATTTATATTTTTAAAATAAATACTTCCTTCCATCTTTAGCCCTAAATAACAGACTAGAATAAATGCAGTCACTTTTTACTCATAAAAGCAGAAGCACCCATATATGCACCTACAATTCCTGCACCTGATATATAAAATAAATTACTTATGTCTGATAATGCTTTTAATCTTTCTATATCTACAACAAACATAGCAACAGTAAACAAACCCATTGCTATTAATGTAGCTCTTGCAATTCTTAATTGTGCTAATTGTTTTCTTAAAAGTTGTTCTGTTTCTTTAATAGATGTAGCTATTGCTAATTCTTCATCTGTAACAACACCATCATTATTGATGTCGTATTTATTATATTTACTATTTTTTTCTAAACCTTTTTTCATATGCTTCTTTAATTTCCTCTATAGACCTTTTGCAACCTATACAAACATTATTAACTAATTTACATAATCCAACACAAAGACTCATCTAACTAATAAACCTATCATCATTACAATCATAGTACCAGCAGTCACAATCATAATATGCTCTATTCGTTTAATTCGTAGTATTGTCTCTTTCCACCGTTCTGAACATACGGCTTCATGAGTGTCTAATTTTGCTTTTACTTCTGAAGCTTTAACCATCTAATTCTACAGACTTATTCATATTTTCAACAACTTCCTCATTTCTAATCCCAGCGATGGCTTACCCAACCTGTACTAATAATTTTTTCGTTATTCTCACTAATTTGACCATTATGAGTATGTGTCCAATCACTGGGCCAGATAATTGTTTTACCTTTCTCAGCTTTTTCTGTGTGATTGTAATATTTAAAATGTGTTCCACCATCTTCAACATCATTGAGGTATGTCATAAAAACAAGCACTCTTTT